GAGCATGGTTTATGTTTGTTGTGAAGTTATGTAGGTTTTATAGGTTTAATCCCAGTCGTCGTGAAAAACTTGTTCGCTAGGTTTGCGTGGGGCATTTGGGTTGTTTGGTGGCACGACTTGCACTTGTTGGATTGCGATTACCCCTGCGTTTTTGATGTAATCGACTATGAGTTGGCGTGTCATCTCGCTTGGTGTCTTGAAATGCGTTTCGCTGAGTTTGGTGAATTGTTCGAGCACTTGGTCGGGTAGACGGACTGAAAGGGTGCTATTGTTGTATGACTTGCGTCTGCGTGGTGTCTGCATATTTAATACTCCGAGGTTGTGTTATTGAACAAGGGTGCTGAGATGTATTCTATCGGTTCTTAAATGTAATGTAAATAGTTTTATTTGTCTTACATGAAAAATTAGGTTGCGGGTGAGAGAAGTGTAAGAGGGTGATGATGCGAGTAATATGGATATGATTTACAAAGTAGGAAAACATAAGAAAAGCGTTGTTTTTATGCAACAAAAGGGCATTTCCTCAAAATAGCCCCTTGTCAGATAAGGATTGTACAGGTTTGACCTAAAATACAGCTTTTGGGAAGAACAAAGGAAAAATTAGAAAACCAAGTAAACTATTTGTCATACATACATACGTTTACTATACTCGTTAAATAATATAGAAAACTTATAATATAAAACTTAGACCTGCAAACCCTTGTCGTGCTTGAATCGTAGGAAAATACAGGTTTTTCAAAACGCATAATCTATAATTGACAAAGTTTCTATTTTATGACATCTTGACTAACTTTCTTATTTTACACTAACTTACTTACGCAACGAGAGAGGACTCGACTACTCTACTACCCTACCAGTTCCCACCAGTTCTTTAAGAAAAAATAAAAAAGCCCTCAATTTGAGGGCAATAAAAAAGCCACCCGAAGGTGGCTTAGTAAGTAATATTGATATTACTCTGAAAGCTCATAATCGTTTTGCTCGAGGTAAGCCTTGATTTCAATTTTCAAGTCCTCGGGCAAGGTTTTGAAATCTGAGTGCTCGAATACCTTGGCAATCATACTATCGATTGCGGGTGCTTTTTTGCCCTTGCCCTTGGCTTTAGTGCCCTTGGCTTTTTCCTGTGATGCGTTGATAGCGGTAATTGCCTTGCCACTATTCACACCACGTAAAAAAGCTGGATACATCATTTTCTCGATATAAGCCTTTTTCTTACCTTGAGCTGTGAAGGCATCTACAAACATGGTTCGAACCATATTTGAGTATTCATACAAGGGGCTTGATTTTTCACTTGCCTTGCAGAGCTTAACCTTGGCTTTGTGAAAAACTTCAAGGGCTTGATTGATAGTATCGATTGAGCTTTCACCTTGCTTGATGCCGTCGGCATATAGCGATACTGCCTCGAGTGTGCTCTCTTTACTGAGCATAACTACTGCCTTGCTTGGCTTTTTAGGGTTGACCAAAGTAGATGCGATATTTTCGATTGCGTTTTTCATATTGATATTACTCACTTTCCATAATTAAGGTTGATTAAATATGTATAGCTTTCACTACACATACCCTTATTATGCCTGATATAACTAGCATTGTCAAGTTGCTAAGTAATATCGATATTACTCACTAGGGCTACCCCACAAAAAACCGATTTTGAAATTACTCGACTACCCCCACCACCCAAATCTACAAATGGGTCCCATACACCTACGCATGTACTGAAATTTGCACAGTCAATCCTCAACTTTTTCAAGTACCCCCTCCCCCTCAACACTTTATCAAAACCCCTAAGTGTTCTTAATTCCGCATGACCCCCCGGGTCTTTTTTATTTGGTACCATACATGGGTGGGGGGTATATATTTTTTACTTTCATAAACCAAAAGTAATACAACTAATCTTGAGTATGTGCCTTCCACACCAACGGGGGAAAGTGGCGTCGGCTCGGCGACGTTAAAAATCCTGTATTTTTACTGCTTAATTTTCTTGCATACGCAAAACTCTCCACGAGTACCCCACCCCCAACATGTACACAAAACACTAAAAAAGCGACACGTAATAAAAACGTGTACACAACAACGACATTTAATATATACTTCGCACATCACCTTATAGGTTGCGAAAATTAGATGCCAGAGCAAGAAATAAAAGTAACACCCGAATTTCATGTTCCAATTCCAGTGGATTTCAGTCCACAGGAAGTTCCTGACCCTGTCGCAAGGGCCAAAGCCGCATTCAACACCCGCTTATTTTTGCTCGCCAATGGTTTGGTAGAGCCTGACCCCAATAATCCTAAAGACCGTGACTACATAGAAGAGTGTATGCGCGAGGCTGCGAAGCAATTTATTGGTGACCCGACTGCAAAACGGCGCCCGTATAACTCTGAAACAGCCAAGTGGGCCGAAGGATTGCTTAATAAATACTACAACCGTGTGGTTGAGGACTCAATTAAGATGCGAACCTATGTAAAAACGCGTCTTTTAGAGGAATCTGACCCCACAGACCCTAACTCAAAAGCATCAGACAGGCTAAAAGCGCTAGAAAGTCTAGGTAAATTGAGTGATTTGGGTATGTTTAAGGACAATATTGAGGTCAGCGTCAACACAAAATCCAGTGCAGAGCTCAAAGAAGAGCTGATGAACAAGCTGTCTAAGTACATGGGACCTGCTCAACAGGTAGAGTCCGAGGTAAAACAGCAAAGAAAGAAGATGGTGATTGACTTAAACAAGGCTTTGGGCAGGGACGAGGCGTAATGGACCAAGCAGAGCAGATATATCAGTGGTTTAAGAGCCTAACTCCAGAGCAGCAAGAGGAATTGCTGGATGAAATGCCCAAAGAGGAGAAGGAAGACCTCTTAAAAATCGTTGATGAGCTCGATACCCGTGATATTCGTGAAGAAGTTGACGGTGATTTCTTGGCTTTCGTAAAACAAGTGTGGCCAGAGTTCATTGCGGGTAAGCATCATGCGTGGATGGCCCAGGCGTTTGAGGATGTAGCTAGTGGGAAGTGTAAAAGGCTGATTATTAACATGCCGCCACGTCACACAAAGTCAGAATTTGCGTCTTATTTGTTGCCAGCGTGGTTCCTAGGTAAGTTTCCGCAGAAAAAAGTAATCCAGACCTCCCATACAGCAGAGTTAGCGGTGGGCTTTGGTCGTAAAGTAAGGAACCTGGTGGATGCTGAAAAGTACAAGAGATTATTCCCGGCTGTCGAGCTTCAGTCTGATAGTAAGGCTGCTGGTCGTTGGAACACTAACTTTGGTGGTGACTATTTTGCTATTGGTGTGGGTGGCGCTGTTACAGGTAAAGGCGCGGACTTGCTCATTATTGACGACCCGCACTCAGAACAAGAGGCTGCCTTAGCGGCGTTCAACCCAGAGGTGTACGATAAAACGTACGAGTGGTATACATCCGGTCCACGTCAGCGTCTGCAGCCAGGTGGAGCCATCGTCATAGTTATGACGAGATGGTCGCTAAGAGATTTGACCGCTCAGGTAGTAAAAGCTGCTGAGCAGCGCAACGGCGACGAGTGGCGAGTCATTGAGTTTCCAGCGATATTACCTAACGGACAGCCGCTCTGGCCTGAGTTTTGGTCCCTCAAAGAATTGGAAGTGTTGCGTGAAGAACTGCCGAACGGCAAGTGGATGGCGCAGTACATGCAGCAGCCCACCTCGGACAACTCGGCGATTATCAAGCGAGATTGGTGGCAGATATGGGAGCACGACGACCCACCACCATGCGACTTCGTGATTCAGGCTTGGGATACGGCGCACGAGAAAAAGTCCGTGAACGACTACTCGGCATGTACGACCTGGGGGGTCTGGTACAACGAGGAGGACAACAATAATGCCCACGTCATACTGCTGGACTCATATAAAGCCCGTCTAGAGTTCCCTGAACTTAAGAAAAAAGCGTTCGAGATGTATAAAGACTACGAACCAGATGCGTTCCTGGTGGAGAAAAAAGCTGCGGGGGCGCCGCTCATTCAGGAGCTTAGATGGATGGGTATACCTGTGGCGGAGTATAGTCCCGGTAAAGGCCAGGACAAAATTAGTCGATTAAATAGTGTTGCGGATTTATTTGCAAGTGGTAAAGTATGGGCACCAGCTACGCGATGGGCGGAAGAGCTGGTAGATGAGGTGGCGTCGTTCCCTGCGGGAGAACATGATGACTTGGTGGACTCGATGACTCTTGCCTTGATGAGATTTAGACAAGGTGGGTTTATCAGATTGCAGACCGACGAGCCAGAAGATATTCAGTATTTTAAATCCCGTAGGCATATGGGCTATTACAACGTATAGGTAAATCATGGCGATAGAAAAAGGTTTGTATCAAGCACCGGTGGGTCTCGAAGAAGCAGCGATGGAGTCTCCAGAGCTAGAGATTGAGATTGAGAACCCAGAATCAGTCACAATCGGTATGGACGGCATACCCATCCTTAGCATTGAGGAAGAAGAGGGTGTAGCTGAAGAGTTTGAGAAGAACCTCGCCGAAGAGTTAGATGACTCAGTGCTACAGCAGGTAGCATCGGATTTGTTAGGTGACTTTGAGTCTGACGTTGGCGCCCGCAAGGATTGGGTTGATACATACGTTGAAGGTCTAAAGTTGTTGGGTCTTAAGATTGAGATGAAGACCGAGCCATGGGAAGGTGCATGCGGTGTGTTCCACCCGATGTTGACTGAG